GGGCAGCGGAGTTGCACTGCCAGGATCGCCCGGGGAATGTTATTCCCAGGGAGTCTCTGAAACTCCGCCAGCAACTTATTAGTTGCCATAACCCAGCCTATGAGGCCGGGACCCAACGGCGTTGTAATACAACTGCGCCGTGCAGTGCAGATCGCTCTAAGTGCTCCTTATCAATAGCCATGGATGTTTGTAAAACACCCTTGGCCTGAGTTAAGAGCCGATTAAGAAGATCTGATGATACGCTAGCCTCCGAGTTATCTCGGCGGCTAGAGCTCAAAAAGAACTTCTGCAGAGCGCCGTATCCTTCCAGCTCATCTGTGCGATAAACCGGCCGGGGTGTCCACGCCTTTACTTCGAAGCGTTGGAGCTTACTATTCCACCTTTCGATAGAACGGTACCCCCGAAAAGTAATACGGCCAAGCGCAGGAGATGTAGGCGATACATAAGGCAAATGCCCTATGATCTGCTCACATTTAGAAAACATGAGTTGGGCTGTCTTCCAATAACCTTTTAAATAAAAGAGGTTAGCGGTAGCAACCCAGGATACAATCTCCGACGCATGCTGCCTGTTCTTAGGACGCAATTTTCTAAGATAAACCGGTGTTACTGGTTCTCCTAGATATGCGTCTACTCCGCAGGACTCACGAAAGTTTCCAGTCGTGAAAGTCTTACTGGAGTTTACCTTGCAATTGTACTTTCGCAGGTAATCAAGAACAGTTCCCGCATTCGCCGCAGGGACGATTATATCGTCCCCGTAGACGTGGACATCGCGAGAAACACGAAATACGTTTCTCCGTGTCACCGGGAGGTCGTGCTCCTTGAGTAAAGCCATTACACATATAGTGTAAAAGTACATGGCTTCAACAGGAAAGCACAGAGCACTACCCATAGACGCAAACTTTCTGAGGGGAGAAATAATTCTACCATCAGGAAGCTTAGCGCTCGTCGAACGACATGCATCAATCGCTTCCATTAATAATGGATTTGACTGAAACATTAACAATGCAAGATCTCGAGGAACTCGATCACTCGCATCCGAAAGATCGATCGTTGCTAATCGACCGTCGCTTGACGACATTAAAGCTAGACGCTGATTGACAGTTTGATCGCGAAAATTCACGCGACCACCTGCCATTCGCGAATTCTCAATCACCCTATAAAGGATGCTTTGAATCGCTTGTTGTGTGTATTGCATACAACAAGGCTCGATAGCTATAATGCGTGGGGATTTCAGTGTTTTCGGGACACAAACAACCCTAACGGGTGGTTCATTGTCCTGGCAAATGATCGTTACTTTCTTGAGCTCCTCCGAATCGATAGCGCCCATTGTATAGGCGGTATCAATAAGAGGAAAGTAAGGCTCAAGACGATCGTGCCAATATCGCCATACGTATTTCTGATTACCAGAAACACGTTCAGCGGTAGCGCCGGGTCCATGCCGAGGAATAAACATGCTAGGCAATATATGCCGTAACATGCCACTCCACAGCATAAAGGCAACAGATTGAAAATAATCTGTGTCCTCCTGCGTCGCAGAAAACTCATTGAAATCTTGCTCAATTTTGGCAAAACCTTCAATTGTTTTGTGCACCCTTTCAGGTGCGCATGGGACTTCGATTTTCTTGAACGCCAGACAAATCTGCCTGACGCTCTCGACGATCGTTGTCGCATCAATAGGGGTATTGTCATAAATCCTCCCAGTCTCATGGTCAAAGAGTTGACTGATCATACCTTGCAAAAATGCAGGGATTGATCCATGTTTCCTGAAACCAGCGAAACATGTTGAGTCAATATGCTTCGTCGCCAGACTTCTTTCGAAATCTGAGCAAAAACGAGGCAAGGTTATCGTCAAAAACGAGAACCCCTCTTCTTTGACCCGTGATCTAATAGTCATCAGATCACGTAAATCAGAGACATCAGCGGTGCATTTAGCACAAGCATCTATATAGATCGCTTGTACTATCTCTAGGTGATCACTTACGTTGCTTTTCAAGTCTCCTCCTAATATATATTAGAGGTAAACTTCAAGCTTCTAGTGATTGCCGTGAAGGCAGTCAAGTTTTCCATGCTCTTATCCTAAGGTTTGCTCTTATCCCGTCAGGGAATGAGACAAATCACAAAGGGAAGAGTTTAGGTCAACTCCTCTACCTTCATTGTTCGCCTCCGCGTAATAGTACCGGGGGTCCAAGCTGTTAACGACTTGCAACCTTACGGATCAAGCACGTCACAATTCAATCGAATTTGTTTCTCGGCGTCATCCAACAACCTCTGTAAGGAGGCGTCGAACGCTAACTCGGGTGTCTTATCGACCTGATTCCTGAGCTGCCTCACGGCAGTTAGGGAATCGTGGCCAAATGAGGCACTTGGTCCGAGTCCACTGTCGTCAATCTTTGGATTGACGAGGGTATCGTCTCGAAACACAGCCGCACGCATTTTAGAAGCGTGAAGCGGATCCACCTTAGGGGTAGGATCCTTCGATTTAAATTCTGTGACAACATCATCAACCAATTGGGTGATGATGGGCACAAAACGTAAGATCAAAAGAAAAGTTGTTAAACGTGAGCGGTTAGCCATTAAGACTCACCCCCCACGAGCTTAGCAACTGCAGTCGCATCTTGCCAGGCATTAAGCCCGGCAACCTGTTGTTGAACCTGTGTGGTCGTAAAACCGACTTGAGGTCGGTCGATCACATTGTAGGTAGACAATGTCTCATAATCGTTCACAGCTGTGAGCGGATCTGGGACAATTGCTATCTGGTCCAATCGAGTCATTGTCCGGACGCGTTTATTCGCCTCCTGGTGTGAAATCGTTAAGGTCCAAACACCATCTGCCCCTCGGTAGATAGTGCGACGACCATTCGTTTCAACACGTGGCATCGACTTTGCAACAGAATTGATAGTAACAGATTGGGGATCGGCAAACATAGAAGTTGACCTCCATTGAGAAATGGTCGGTTTACTGCTCTGTGCTTCAAATTCTGACCAAGAAAATGAAGAGTTGATCCAGAACAGAGATATGATCAAGAGGGCTTCCGGGTTAACCCGAGAGCTCCCAAGATCGCTATTTGGCGCAGACTTAAAGCGTCTGGCGCCAGGTCAAATCCAAATGATGAACTTGCAGGCTGGCGTTGCTTGGTTTCGACAAAACGATCCCAAGACATCACCCGCCGACCTTGGAACCACGGAACGTAGTGATAACTACGGTAGTGGGTAACCTTGGTCTGCATAACATACATGTACTTGGACGCGACTCCGTCCTGGCCAATATCGTTGATATGATCAACATGATCACCAACGTTACTGAACCAGTCCACGAGCCACGTCCATGGAGTAGCTTTGTACACGTTCGACGGGTTAATTCTCAGACCGTAAAGAGTTAAATTTCTCTGAAGGTCTGACATTGCTGAGTCATATGACGGCAATGACAAGTCGAACTCCGGACGGTAGTATTTGAAGGAACCGGATGCCCACACAATGGAAGTTTCTTCCTTGTGTACATCCCAGTGTCCTCCACCACCGAAATCCATAAAATCTGACATTTCGAACTTAATGGGTTCGCACCCAAGGCCCGAATTAGTACAGAGTTTTGTGGATTCTTCCGTAGATGCCATGGTTCGAGTCCTTCGTACCCATTGGTTATTGTCCTTAGTAATTTGGTCAATATACTTTTGGGAATTAACGAACGCGTCTTGTAGTTTGACGAGGTCGTTAACGAAGGGCACCCACCCGAATTGGTGGTTGAGAAAGTGGTCAGCGACCTTTTTAGGTTGCATTACCCAGGGATTACTTCTAGTAGTCCTTGTTGCGCCACCAAGGTCTCTCCATGTTTCATGGAAAAACTTAGAGGTGGTCTTCAACATTCTGGGTAAATCGCGTAGCTCCGAAAGGAACACGGCGAGTCCCGCTTTCTCAAGCTGAGGCCTAAGCTTAGCATAGGCCTTCGAACCCCATGGTGATAAGTTAGGGAAAACTGAAGCGTCCATGCCCGGCATCCAGCCGTAGTTGCTAAAAGCAGCTCCGTCTGGAATGTGCGAACATGTAACTGGATGCGAAAAGCCTCCAGTGATCGTACGGATTTCGTTACCGACTTCCGCACGCCAACTTCCGATTCCCTGAACTTCCCTATTGGGAAAGTAGCACTTCAAAGACAGAAACGGACCCCCACTTCGCCAAGGAGGCCCCGGATGAGTTTCATCCGAGGTCCTAACGAGGTGAACGTTCGGTGAAGAACCAGTCCCATTCCAATTTTGGGTCTCGATAACTTGACCCGTTAGTTTATCTTTTCTTTGATAAACCATTAGTTTGGGATCAGCCTTAGCGGCTTGATCTAGGTTCTTCATTCTGTTGCGTGTGCCCTTCATCAAAGCCATGAAACTACTCCTCCATTTGGATAAGATGTGAGAAAGAATGTGGCGCAAATGCGCTGCGTTCACCACACTCACACCATCACTGGTGTCTCAGGTGCCCCCGAGCCACGACCTCGTCATCCTCGGTGACCCGCACGCCCATGGTCTTCTTGATGATCAGACCGATGATCGTTGCCAGCACGAAGGAGTAGAACAGCACGGTCAGGGCCGCGAACGTCTGGGTCCACAGCTGACCCGCGCCGCCGCCGTAGAACAGGCCGTTCACGCCGGCCGGGGCCGCCTCGGTGGCCAGCAGGCCGATGAGAATCGTGCCGACCAGCCCACCGACGAGGTGCACGCCGACGACGTCGAGCGAGTCGTCGAAGCCGAACCGGAACTTCAGGCCCACGGCCAAGGCGCACAGGACGCCGGCGATGAGACCCAGGATCAGGGCTCCCAGCGGGCTCACGGAGGAGCACGACGGGGTGATGGCCACCAGGCCCGCGACCATGCCGGAGGCAGCGCCGAGGCTCGTGGCGTGGCCGTCGCGGAACTTCTCCGTGAGCAGCCAGCCGACAGTTGCGGCACAGGTCGCGGCGAAGGTGTTGACGAAGACCACGGCGGCCGTGTTGTTCGCCGCAAGCGCGGAGCCGGCGTTGAAGCCGAACCAGCCGAACCACAGCAGCCCGGCGCCCAGCATGACCAGCGTGAGGTTGTGGGGCTTCATCTGGACCTTCGGCCAGCCCAGGCGACGCCCGAGAACGAGGGCCAGGGCAAGACCGGCGGCGCCGGCGTTGATGTGGACCGCGGTCCCACCAGCGAAGTCGATGGCGGGGACGCCGTTGAGCGGGCCCTCGCCGTTGAAGATCCAGCCGTCGGCGCTCCACACCCAGTGCGCGACCGGGAAGTAGACCAGCGTCGCCCAGAAGGCGCCGAAGACCATCCAGGCCGAGAACTTCATGCGGTCGGCGACCGCGCCGGCGATCAGCGCGACGGTGATGGCCGCGAACATCGCCTGGAAGGCGACGAATGCCATCACCGGATAGGTGGCCTCCGGATCGTCGGCCATGAGGCCTTCCAGCCCGAAGTACTTGAAGGGGTTCGAGACGAAGGGACCACCCTCGCCGAAGGTCATCGAGTACCCGTAGAGGATCCACACGATGCCCACCAGACACAGGGCACCCATGACCATCATCAACATGTTCAAGACGCTCTTGCTACGCGTCATGCCGCCGTAGAACAGGGCTAGGCCCGGCAGCATCAGCAGGACAAGAGCGGCGCTCGTGAGGATCCA